TGCTGAAGTACTTGAAGTGGGTGTTGCTGAAGTACTTGTAGGAGTTTCAGTTGCTGAAGTACTTGAAGTGGGTGTTGCTGAAGTACTTGTAGGAGTTTCAGTTGCTGAAGTACTTGAAGTAGGTTCAGTTGAAGTGGTTTCTTCACATGGCGTTGACGTTCCAGTTGGGCTTGTGGTAATTGTAATAGACTTGGTTTCAGTTGAAGTGGTTTCCTCGCATGGCGTTGACGTTTCGGTTGGGGTGGTAATTGTAATAGACTTGGTTTCAGTTGAAGTGGTTTCCTCGCATGGAACTTCTGTTTCTGTGCAAGTTTCTTCACACCACGTTGAAGTTTCTGTAGGTGTGATTGTAATAGACTTGGTTTCAGTTGAAGTGGGTTCACATGGCGTTGAAGTTTCCGTTGGTGTAATTGTAATAGACTTGGTCGACGTGGTTTCTGTTTCTGTACAAGTTTCTTCACACCACGTTGAAGTTTCTGAAGGTGGAATCGTAATGGATCGTGATGATGTTGGACACTCTGTTATAGTCTCTGTTAAAGTATCCGTTAAAGTTGTAGTGAAATTTACTGACCGAGTCACCTCACTTGTCATTGTCTGAGTTACTTCGTTTGTCATTGTCTGAGTCACTTCATTTGTCATTGTCTGAGTCACTTCATTTGTCATTGTCTTAGTCACTTCATTTGTCATTGTCTTAGTCACTTCGCTTGTAAGGGTTGTTGATTCCACAATGGTTTCAGTGCATGTCTCTGTGACAAATTGAGTGGAAGTTATTGGGACAGTCACAGTCGAAACTTCTCTAGGTCCATCACACACTTTATCCTCACAATGCCAAACTTTATCTACAACACAAGAGTCGTTTTTAAAATACATTTCGAAAGAAGATTTATTCTCACAAATCTCGCTTGAATTGATGTCACAAGTAAAACTGGATTTATCCAAATTGAAAATACAAGACGATAATGCTTTTGTTTCCGTAATGTAATAAATTATTGCTAAATATGGTAAGATAAACATTGTTTTTTGTTTTAATTCCAAATAACATTTTTGTAATTAAATTTGAACATACAAGACGATAAATTACAATAAAAAAAAATTTTTTTACTTAGAATACCGTTGAATAAAGGCCGTTGGGTCGTTCTCAAAATTTCCCATTTTGTCAAACTTGAATTCATTCCCTCCTTTATAACATACTCTCCAACCATCAGATGCCGCCTTTAGTATGAAAAAATATTTGCCCAAAAATATTGACAAAAATCGAAGAGGCTGCATCAAAGTAATATATTAATACAAAAATATATTATTATACTGTATTATTAACTGCGTTCAATATTTCTGTGCAAAGTTGCTTTGCTGTACTTTTACATATTTAAATATAATTGCAGTTTATATAGAATTACAGACAATAGACAATGAGGAAAAAAAAAGAGATGCATGGGGAACCGACATATTCAAAAAGATTCACGTCACAAAAAAACAAATCAAAAAGTCATCATTCAATTTTACAAAAACATGAAAAAAAGTTATTAGAGTTCAAAGAGAAAAAGAAACAAGTTCATCAACTCCAGCATCAACTTGAACGTTTGCAAAATGCAAAACATCACAAAGAAAACCATGAAGAACAAGTAAGTGAAATCGAAAATCACATGAAAACACTTTTATGTGAAGAAGACGAATTGGATTATCTATTAGACTCGTCTTTTTTAATCATGACTTATGCAGAACTTGAAAAACAAGAAAACAAACTACTCAACTCTGAATCTGCATCACAAAATATCGACGAGCTGAATGCTATCATAAAGCAAAAAGCAGACATTACCCACGAGTATCTTTCAAAATTTGATCCTCACAATTCCTCATTAAAACATTTAATAGATTTTACTGCCAATATTTGTAAACAATGTTCCGTTTACATGACATTTGAAGAAGGATTTCTAGTTTGCTCCCTATGTGGGCATTGCATTTCTACAGTAGATGCATCAGGAGATTTGTCTTATAAAGAAATGCAAGAATATGATTATAGAACTCAGTTTACATATGACAAAAAAAGTCATTTAGAAGATTGGATTCGTCGGTTCCAATCAAAAGAAAACAGAGTCATTCCTCAAGATGTTATTGACAAAGTAATTCTGGAAACTAAAAAAGAACGTTTAAAAGACTTGAACTTGTTAACAGAAGAAAAAGTGAAACGGTACCTGAAAAGATTAGGCTTAAATGAATATTACGATAATGTTATTGGTATCATCAACAGAATAAACAATAGACCTCCATTCAATCTCACAGCAGAAATAGAAAGAAAGATCAAAGTAATGTTTCAACAAATTCAAGAACCATATGAAAAATACAAACCTCCATCAAGAAGAAATTTTCTCAGTTACTCTTATTGCTTGCACAAATTCTTTCAAATTCTAGGCCTTCATGAATTTGCCAAGTATTTCCCACTTTTGAAAAGTGCAGATAAACTAAGACAACAAGACGAAATATTCAAAAAAATTGTTGCCGAAATGGCAACAAAAGATAAATCAATTGCATGGCTATTTTATCCATCTATATAAATGTTAAATTAATTGCTCATAACTATTTTAACAAATAAATTACTTTACCAACTTGGCATCGTAGGCCTCCTGCATATAACACACTGCAATGACGGTACTACATGCGTGTATCGTCTCCAACATTCAGTATGAACTGAGTTCAAACAACATGTCACACAGCATAATGTATTCTCAGTATCATAATCAATATAGTTGAAACAAATAGGACACATTGCATTGATGCCTTCTTGCAAATTTTGATCGTACAAAAAGTCTTTCAAAAACCTGTTCACATCATGAATTGTCCAAAACATAGGTTTGCTCCCGTAAAAATGTTCTTGTCCAAACCAATACATGTGTTTACAGATAGTATTCCTATACACATGATCACTACATGTACATTGTGTGTAAATATTACAATTCCAGTTACTAATTGTCAATTCGTAATCATTTCCAGTCGATCCTAAAATTTTACAAACAACTTGATAATCTCCATTGCATCTAACATCAAGCAATGTAAATTTTTCACTTATCGCTTTTAATTGCCTTTTAAGAGCTTTGACATCCATAATAAATATTAAACCCTTTCTTTTTAAATTCAACTTTAGTTCAACGTAATCGTCTTTATAAGATGATCAATTTCTTGAATCTTGGACCGTATTTTGTGCTTCAAAGCTTTTAATTCGTCTTTAATACTCCTCAGTTCTTGGTCCAAGTACAAGTTGTGTTTTACCATCTCATTCTCAAAATAAATATCGTCAATCTTTGCTGATATCTGATCTAATGTGCTAGAATTATTCATAGATCTTACCAATTCTTCTATTTGTTTTAAATACTGCATCAAATCAGAATTGCGAACTTTATTCATAAACATTTTACTTACTTTTACTTTTACTAATAGTATTATTAAAGTTATTCTTAACGCAATAATCGTAAAGAATGACTATTGCGTTAATTTTATCAGAAAATAATGGTATGCATGATATATAGGACTATGACTACAAAAACTATTGATTATTTGTACGAAGATCCTGAAATCCCAAATCAAAAATATGGTTTAGTTTCAATTGTTGGACCTCATATGCCACAAAAATGTAATGTATGGGGATTAAAAGTAAGAGGTGTTGCAGAATCAATTGAAAAAGCAAAAGCTATGACACAAAAGTTAATGAGAATGGATGATAATTATGATATTTATACTGTGGAAATTGGAAAATTCTTCCCATTGAACGTAGAACCATATGATGTCAAGGACATGGAATATCAAAATACTCAATTGAATGATTTAATTAAATCATATTTGCAAAACAAAGAGTTAGCTAATGAGCAATGGGAACATCGCAAAAACGAAATGATGAAACAAGCTTTAAAAGAAGGTCAAAGCCAGGAAAAATCCTTAAATGACCACCCCGTTGCTGTGCTTGATAAAATCCGCAAACTTGAATTGCAAATCAAAGAAACCCAAGACAATCTCGAATTACTACAAAATGATTTGAATCAATCATCAACTCAGTTTTCAGCTTTCACAGAGGAAGAAAAACAATTAGCCAACGATGAGCTCAAAAAAGTCATTGATCAAAACTTAAAGCCTATTGCTGCACAGGGTAATTCAATTGAGGACATTCGCAAAGATCTTGTCAACAATCTTCAAATCTCCGATACACTGCAAAATATTAAATCAATTGAGGAAAAACTTGAGACGAATGAAAATAAAACATCAAAACAAAATTTATTAGAACTGCTAGAACAACACAAATCAAAGCTATTAGAGCCTTCAGCAGTAAATGCTTACATTAACTCAAACTATAAAGAGTCACAATTCTCTCACATAGACAATAACGTACTTAACCCTAATAGAAACTAGGAACAACATGAATATGTAAATTATGCAAGCTTTTCTGATGAACAATCATTTCATGAAGTTTGAAATCATTCAACTTTTTGAATATAGTAGACCATTTAGCTAAAGTGATTTGATTTTGCAATTTACGGATTAAAATTGATGTTATAGGCTTTCTATCATACTCATCACTTGAATGCATAATATGATGAGTGTTTTTTGACAAGTCAAAATGAACACAAGTCGTCATTTAGATTACTTATTCAAAAATAAATAATCTAATTGTAACTCATTTTTTTCTTAAAAATCATCAAGCTTTTTTTTTCTCGCAAACATAGAGAACGGGTTCATATCATGTTGGTGTTGCACTAAATCGGGCTGAAGTCTGTCAAATGCAACAGTGTCTACCTTTTCATTATCAGTCCTCCATTGACTTGTATATCCAATTAATTCTTTACTTGGAATAATATTTTGTGTATTCATATTAACTTTTTCTCTATCATCCTCTCTTTCTTTTAATTTCATGTTCCATGTTGTCTTTATGTCGCCATGAACACCAACACCCGAACTAATTTGAAAATTCTGAGGCCCAGATGGGCGCTCCCCAGATATAATCAATTCCTTATTGTCTCTCACACTTGCATTACTAAAGTTGTGTCTTGAAGTAGACTCCATAGCAATATTGGGATTCCCTTGATAGTCACCCTTTTCTTGTAAAGATTCTTTATTTGTTGCTCGTGCATCATATTTATTTACAGTGTACCCCATACCAGAACTTTGTTGCATCACTCCCTTATAATTTTTTTGTATCGTTGTTTCTTTATGAGTTGGCTTTGCAATAATCTTTGTGACACCTACATCAAACGCTTTTGATCCACCAACATCAAACTTGGTTTTGACATTCCCGCTATTGTCAAAATACAAAGTTGTCTCCTTTAACGTTTGTTTGGCGTCATCTTGGTTTGGTAAAACTTGACCTATTGTCATTTTATTTACATTCAATGCATGTTGTTTGTCTTCTGTTGTAGCTCGTTCAGTGTCATATGGTGTCATACTTGATTTTCCATAGTCATGCGTGCTTTCTTCGCCTTTAAAGTTTCTTGAATAATCATTCGCAAAGTTTTGTCGCTTTGATTCTTGTATTTCTGACCTTTGCTTTTCTTTTAAATTATCTCTACCAACAGCTCCGAAATATTCAATGTTGTATGACTCCCTTGATGTTGGTTTGAAATTTGTTGAAAAATCTCGTTCGGCAGTATCGGCCAAAACATCCCCAGTTGTTTTAAACAAGTGATCAAATCCTTTTTCATAAAATGTATTAGGGCGCCTTTTTGCAAATTCGCTTTGCACACCCCTTACTTCGCCAAGCTGTCCATTAATAGTTCGTCCATTATAACTCTCCTTTAAACGATTCCCTACTCTCAATTCATTTACATCCTTGAAAACAGGTTTTACGTTATTTTCAATTGTGCCGGCAATTGGCCTTATCACCTTGCTTTCATCAAATGGCTTTTCATTTTGTCTATACAAAGACGGAATGTAACGATCTGTTTGTACAGAGTTGGAAAAAATCGGCCCATAAATATCCTCAGGCTGCTCCTTGAACATTTTCTCTATTTCCGTCTTGTGCTGGAACGTAGAAGTATTACCAGTATGCCTATCTAGAATAGATTCGTTCTGGAATGTCTCCACGTTTTGCTTCACATTGCTCCCAAAAAATGGAACCATATTGTTGTGCTCTCGTTCAATACTCTTGCCTGTTAATAAACTAATTTCCTTTTGATCTTCTTTGTCGTCCCTAATTCTTCCAATATACTCAATTTGCTCTTTAAACATAGGACGTCTATCAACCTCTACATATTGTCGTTGCCCAGATGTTATGTCAATTGTCTTGTCAACATCTTTTGTATGGTATGTTTCCGTACTTAATGCATTGAAATAAGGACGAATCACTCGCGTGTTTGCTGGGTCTTCGGCCAATTCATAATTTTGAATAGATTTATCCAACATCTCCTTTTGCACTTCTTCAACCTTGTTTGAATTGTAAACATTGCTTCCATTGGGTTTTTCAAAAGACTCTAATCCTTGAGGCATTTCGTTTGATTTTCGTTCCTTGCTCAATTTACTAAACAAATACCCCACAAATGTTGTTATACCAATAAGTGGTATTGTTAAATCACTCATTATTAACTACTCTTAATATATTAATAATAAACAAAAAAAATTACATCACCAAAACTACTTAATCATGTTATATATCACGAATTTGCTCAAACTATAAACCTTTTGTTTAACAGCATCATAACTAATCGCAACCCCAGTTGTTTTATACTGTGCATGGAGCTGCTTCAAGGTTCTATAATACTTGCTTTCCTCATTCACGCTAACCAAATGCTTTATATGTGAATCTACATACAATCTATAAATTGTCATTACTAACTCGTCTAATTTAGACAAAATCCTTTCAGCCTCCATTGAATGTTCAGGAAACACATTTTTAAACATATCCAACATGTACGAAGACTCTTGAATTAGCTCAATAACCCTAAGGTCAATACGTGCACAGTTTCCACGAACATATTTATATTCTTTATATTTTTGAAAATCAATCTTATAACTTTTCATTTGCTTCCTTATGATAATTCCTCTCTTTGAAGATTTATACAACTCCTCAACTGTCATCCCAACATTAGGCACAATAACTTCAGGTCCCTTGATTCCCAAAATATCTCTTTCTATACTTTCTCTTTCTAAACATTGTTCATCAAAAGTGTTCAAAAGTCGTCCTAAATATACTAAATGGTTAGTAGCGTGCTTAATAACAATTCTGTTGTCCTTATGCAGCAATACAAACACATATGTAAATGACGTATCTAAGTGGCAAACAAGAGATTCATCAAAAACTTCAAAAAACATTTCGTTAAAACTCTTGTTTGCAGTCCAATAACTCTCCTTTGCATTTAAACATCTATTTGTAGCAGTAAACCACGTGCCATTAAAATTGTACAATCTTACAATTGTTCCATCTTCGCAATACTCCATCTCAACATCCGATAAACCCCCTGGAATATCATCAAAACAATTTATCGTTTGTATTCGAGGAATGTTGGCACATACTACTTTATTTGTATTTTTTTCAAAAATGTACCCTCCATACTGAATTTGTTCCAATGTTAAATTAGATTCCTCAACTTGTTTGTCATACGTTGTCATATACAACCCAGACGTTTCTTCTAACTTTGATACTTTTGTCATCAATTGTTCTGACAATTGTTTAATCATTCTTCCTAATTTGTTGTAATTCTTATGTTGTAACTCTTAAATTCAATTTTTTAAATAGGTTTCTCAGTTTAAATGATAAACTTGTCAATTGTATTGCCTAATGTAACAGTAGTCTTTTCTATTTGTGCAAGTCTTTGTCTGGCATCTTCTACTCGCTTAGTGTCTAAGTGATTCGTTTCGACAGGACCTGATGAAAACAAGTTCATGTTTGCATTCTTGACATTTTGAATATCAACTTCTTCTACATAATCTCTTGATATAAACATGGGATAATCAATCATCTTGTAAATCTTATTCTCTGTACTACCTCTTCTGAAATCCTCAATATCCAATTCTCCACCAAACATTTTCAAACAACATCGCGGAGGTGAGGGGCGCAAAATTGTTGCACCACTTTCACCTGTGATCTTGGCATAAAGCAGTTTTATTAAATAGTCTTTTTGCTGAATATTGTTATCTTCCTTATAAGCTATCATGCATCCAAAACTACAAAATACTCCCTTAACACGAAACTTGCCTTTGTGCTTTACATAATCCTGGGGTAATCCAATCGGAACAGTATCGAATTTATGACAACACCACCAACAACATACGTCCGTGTGCTCAATCCATTTGTCATTGTGCACAAATTTATAAAGAAGTTCAAAATAACCCCTTCCAGACTGATCTTTTTTTCTATTGGATTCTTGTATGTTCTCCTCATCGTTGCACATTACTTCTACTTCATCGTCCTTGTTTTGATTCTGTTTTAAGAATTTGTCTAGTAATGCATCATCATTGTGCATCTTTTCCATCTTTTCAATCAACAATTTGTCTTGATACTCTCTTTTCTTGATTCGACTTTCATACAATTCCCTCAAATCGCCTCCATTAACTTGATCCATATAATCATATAATATAGATTGATCGTTTTCAAACAATGCCTCAATGTCTTTTTCTAACTCGTCATCATTGGCTATAATTATCTTTTTTTCCTTTTCTTTATTATCAACAATGTCTATGTGCAATATGTAATTGTTGTTATCTTGCATGACGGTCGTTAGTGGCATCTTTTTCCTAATAGATGAACTAAAATATTTAACAGCCGCTTTCCGCCCTCTTTTCTTTTTTTGTTTCACTGGCTCTTCTTGTACAATCTTCTTTTTCCTTCCTCTTTTCTTTTTCTCACTCACTACCTCTTCTTCAACAACTAAAGGCTTCCTTGGGCGCCCCTTCTTTTTCTTTACAACTTGATCTGTAATATCCAACAACTTCATCTTATTTTCAATCTCATTTGAATCAGTCATTTAAGACACTAAATAATGATTGTGTAGATTTAATTTATCCTTTTCAATTTTTTGATAAATTTATTCTCTATTATTATTTTCTTACTTATTAATAATATAGGTATACACTTTAAATGGATAAAGAAACAAATGAATGCCCTAGCCTCTTAGATATGCTCGGATTTTTGAAATTCCCAAACGCACAAAATGTAAATTTTGATACAGCTTCTATAGATTCAAATTTGTCAAACTTAGTCGCTTTATCGTCTGCTAAAATATCTATTGCTGACGTTTCTCCATTAAACATGCCTCCAGATGTGCCTCCAGATGTGCCTCCATCAGACGTGCCTCTAGAAACTACCCCTGACGTTTCTTCGGAACCTTCTTCTGACGTGCCTCTAGAAACTACTTCTAACGTTTCTTCTGACGTGCCTCTAGAAACTACCCCTGACGTTTCTTCTGACGTGCCTCTAGAAACTACCCCTGACGTTTCTTCGGAACCTTCTTCTGACGTGCCTATAGAAACTACTTCTAACGTTTCTTCTGACGTGCCTCTAGAAACTACCCCTGGCGTTTCTTCGGAACCTTCTTCTGACGTGCCTCTAGAAACTACCCCTGACATTTCTTCGGAACCTTCTTCTGACGTTTCTACTAAACCATCGGACGACAATGTGATGGAAGATGCTAAGGAAGATTCATTCACAGTATCCCTCCCTTTGTCAACGTCCTCGCAAGAAGGCAAGGGTCCTAAGCGTTCTAAAAGATCAAAACGTTCTAAAAAATCAAAACGTTCTAAAAGATCAAAACGTTCTAAAAGATCACAACGTTCAAAAAGATCAAAACGTTCAAAACGTTCTAAGCGTTCTAAGCGTTCTAAAAGGACAAAACGTTCTGAAAGGACAAAACGATCAAAACGTTCTAAACTATCTAAACGTTCAAAAAAATCAAAACGATCTAAACGCTCAAAACGCTCAAAACGCTCAAAACGTTCTAAATTATCTAAACGTTCAAAACGCTCTAAAAGGACAAAACGTTCTAAAAAATCTAAACGTTCAACCCGTGCTGCAAGAAAATCAAAGGCCGGAAAACGTTCTCCAAGGCCTTCCTATAAATCTAGTAAATCAGATGTCTCAGCTGTAATGGATAGAAATGTCTTGTTCAAGCACATACTTTAGTATTACTCGGCCTGCATTACGCAATACGTTAATTGCAACATGCAATTTTTTTTCGGATAAGCTCACCAGAGCATACATGCAGTTTCTTCATGGAATCTAAAAATTCGTATACAATTTCTCCATTTTCATTGCTATAATAGGCTTTACGAATGCCTTTTTGACAAAGTTTGTCAATACATGCGTTGCATGGTCTAGAATTCCTCAACTTGTGCGATTTTCCAATTCTAATAATAAGAATATCCATTCCTTTAACATACTTGACATCAGCGTTAAACAACGCATCAATCTCTGCATGTATTGAATATTTTATGGATTCCTCGCGAAATATAATCTCTTTGATGTATCTATTTATGCCCAACGATAATATATTTGTCCCTCTCAGCAAACATGCACCATGTTTATGCGTCAAATTTGACTTTTGAGCACATATCTTTAGTAGTTCAATATGTTCAGCAAACTTTGTAACAGAACAATTCATAGTAAACGAATTCCTAAAGATCTATATTTCAATTTTAATTTGTTTTAGCTCCAAATTAAAACCTACTTTTGCGTCTGTCTCCCAAATGTTTCGAATGTCAACCTCAACATAGTTTAAGTTTGCATTTTTTTTTGGTATTTTAAATGGTTCTTCCCCGGAATTGATAAAGTATTTGCCTTTGTATCCCGGAAGAGAGCAACGAATGGTAAATGTATTCTCTTGTTCTACAAAAAAACCATGAACCCTCTTGTTGCTTACAGATATTTTATTGGTAAAGTATGTGCTCACTTGCCTAAACAAAGCCAGCAAATTAATAGCAGATATTTTTTCAAACTGCAACACAACATACTTTGGATCAACTACAATAACCTTTGCACCATACAACCCAAATGTTAATTTTGGCAATATGTAATAGTTATAACTATCATCTTTGTTTGGCTGTCGCTTTCTCATTAATTTGATTTCATTGGATTCTACAAGGTCGGAAAATACTTGACTATTAAGTTTAATTGTCATGTTGTTAATGAAAAATAGATTTTTTACATTGTTTTAACTCACTTGTGAAAGCCTTTGTGTGTCTTCGGTGTCACTTTGTGTGTCTTCGGTGTCACTTTGTGTGTCTTCGGTGTCACTTTGTGTGTCTTCGGTGTCACTTTGTGTGTCTTCGTGCCTTTGTGTGTCTTCGTGCCTTCGTGTGTCTTTTCTACACACTGGGCATGTCACTTTTTCTTCGCATAACCACTTTTTGATGCAATTCTTGTGAAACACGTGCAAACAGGGAAGTGTAAGACCTTCATCTTTTTCTTTCAGTGTTTCTATACAAATATGACATGGCATATTCGCATATTTTGACACATTTTCTTTGTCAATAATAAAACAAGGAAAGTCGTCAAACTCTTCCTTTGATAATGTCACCTTGACATCTTCCAAATCTGTTGCCAAAGGCTCATTTGACGAAAATAAAAATTCAAACACATCTCTCATTATAGCATTATTATCAATTTCAAAAGCTTCTAATTGCAAGTGTCTTCGTATGCTATATATGTTGTTTATAATTTGTTGATTTAATCTCAAAGCGCTATCATCGTCATTTAAACTGTTTTCTACCAAGTCTAATGTAAACTCTGTCAAAGAATGCTGAATCCATTCTTCGTACACTGTATCGACTAGATTGTCCATTTATTCTAATATTTTCCTATAATTGTACTATATTATTTAATTTTTTTTAGATATTAAACTCGCGTGTTTGTTTACTCATACGTAATGGCAAAATGCTCATTCAATGAATTGAGAAATGAAGGAGATTCATCCAATTCGCCATTTAAGGCCTTTTCTACTAATGTTGCATCAAAACGATGCCTGTTTTTCAACAATAACTCTTTGTCCTTTTGTAACTTTGCTTCCAATTCCTGCTTTTGAATGTTATACAATACCTCTTTTGAAGCCTTGCTCCCAATAGAACTAACCGGTAATGTTTCTTCTCTGTGTTTTGTGTGTTTTGTGTGTTTTGCTATTTTTTCTTTTGATGCTACAAACTCTTTTGGAACAATGACTCTTTTGTCTGGGTTCCTTGTCTTTGAAAAAGACAGTTTGTAATCTGCATAATTATTGCTCCAGTACCCCACCCCTGACTCTCCAAAATCATCACAGTTTAACATTAATCCGTTAAATGAACTAACAAAACCATGATCACCAACATCATGTGTATTGTATCCATAAAACCCATCAGTTGTCTTGTGCACAAGTGAAAGCTCTTTGGAATCTACCTTGGATTTAGAGTTTTGTTGAGTGTTGTATTCAAAGATTTTATTAAAGTCTTTTATGTTAAACTTTCTTCCAATAAATTGATTGTACGCTACTTCATCAAATTTGTCGTAATCCTTTATACTTGTCACCTTTTCCTTTATCCCATATCCATAACTATTTTCGCCCTCAAATTCACCAGATACTTTTCCATTTGTAGGAGTTACTGTGTGTTTTTTTTTTTGTAAAGAGTGCATATTTCGCCTTTCCATTATGTAATTAAAACACTCCAAAATAATTCCAAATTGTTTTTCCATTTTCTTTTTTTGTTTTGGATCGGCTGATAAACACTTATCTGGATGATATTTCTTTGCATTTCGCCTAAATGCCTTTGTTACTTGTTCATCTGTATCATCAGGAGTTACATCCAACATAAAATACGGATCAAATTCTTGACCACCAATTATAATTGTACTCATGTGCTTTCCTAAAAGTTATTTGAAAAAAAGGATTATCACGCAAACGTAAAAAAATGAAAAAAATCTCTTGTTTTGCGTGTTTACACGACCCTTTACACCAATCCTTTACGCCAACTATTACTCTTTTAAAATGTTCAAAAAAATCTTTAAAACACCTGCAACAATTGATTGTGTTGATACATTCAAATACGATGTATCAAAAATGCCACCTCATATGAAGCTATTAACCAAAGAAGAACATCCAGCCTTTGTGCAAACGAATGAAGATTGTTACAATACATTCATTGAAATTATTGATGAATACATTGACGAGGACAAGGCGGAACCTACTATGGTGGATAAGCACACTTCTACAGAGTATGAGTGCATGTGCAAACATTACTCTGCGGATTCTATTTATTCAAACATTTTTAAAAGCAAGTACCAAAAAACTGATTCTATTTATTCAAACATTTTTAAAAGCAAGTACCAAAAAACTTTTTCAATTCAGTCAATTGAATCATTTATGTCAAATATTCTTAAAAACAAATATCAGGCATGTTAAAGTAGCTTGTTTACAATGTATTTGTAATAGTTTTCTTCAAAATTGTCGCTAAATTTAAAATATTCTTCAATTACTCTCTTTCTTGTAACCATTATTTCACTTTTCTCAACATAATAAATTTGTTTTTTCAAAATAGTCCCATTTTTGATGAATTTGTTTTCATTTTCCAACGTTTTATGATATTGTGCTTCAATTCGTTTTATAATTTCATTGTGTTTCAAATTATTTATATTTGATGTGGCGTACAAACATTTGTATAATAACGACATATTGTTCCTACAACAATCTAGTTGTCTCCATACAATGTAATTTGCAACATCTTCATCATTATCAAACTGATAAAAAGAACCTTCAAAATGACTGTTGATTAAAGTGTCGTGCTTATTCAACTCTATACTTGCTGCACTTGCCATATTTGTTACTAATTTCAAGATGTCTCCACCATACAAAACACTACCATGGTCGTTTATGAAAAATACAAGGTGCAATTCGTTGTTAAATGTGTACACAAGACGTGGATCAAACATGTGTATCATCTTGATAGACACTTCCGACATTATTTTTTGATATCGCTTCATTGTATCACATTTACTCTGGAAATCTTCTTTTTTATTGATTGATTTTAATAAACCAGCAGATCGAAGAGCAATGACATAAGGCTTGAAAGGATGACAACGCGATGACAAAGGTTTCATGCGCTTTTCACTTTCATTCTTTTTTGAAAACAATGACAAAAAGCTAAAAAACATGTTTAATTAAAATAAACTTTTTAATTTTTCATTTTTTGCTTAAAGATAACGTATTAATTAAATATAGTCAAACATGGAAGATACTTTTTTTGACGTTTACCTTTATCAATTCTGTACTACTCTTGGTCAAGCTAGCGCGTTGCTTGTGGCTACAACCGTGGCTGTTCCCGTTTTTCAGTTTTATTACCAAAAAATTGTTCAAACTTCACAAACGATTGAACAAACAACTAATCACACACCTAAAAGTTCAAATCACACAACAGAAAATACAGAAATCATTCAATCAAGTGAATGCGAAGAAAGTGATTTTGATGAATAAACTACTATTTGTATCAAATTAACCAAATTATAAATATTGGTTAGTATGTAACTATGAAAAGCACATGTTCTTACATTTTCAAAAAGGGCAAAAATAAAGGGGAAAAATGCACTAACGAAGTTGCTGTTTCATCTTTGTGGTGTGAAAAACACAAAAAGCCGATACCAACTCTTAAAAAAAGCATTAAAGTTCCCTCTATCGAAGATTCCAAAAAAGACAAAGTGCTTTTATTAGAAACTTCGGTCGATAATAAAGCTGTAATTTTGAAACACATTTATAATATGAAACGTGTAGATAGCAATAGTACTGAATATTACAAAAACCAAATATTTGTTGACTTGTGCTTGGAATATCCGTGGAACAAATCTTTCAATATCCACGATGTTTTGAAAAACACAGACATTAAAGCGTTCATTTCGTACATTAAAAGCTGCCTCGACAAAGAAATATATGGCATGGAAAATGTTAAGGGTGAAATTCTTAATATTCTTTGTAAGCTTGTAACCAACCCACACAGTGATAGAAACAACATTGCTTTACATGGATTGGCTGGTGTGGGCAAAAGCAAATTTATCAAAGTCTTATCACAAGCATTGGGATTACCAATGAAAATTATATCATTAGGTGGAATCAAAGACTCTTCCTTTTTTCTAGGTCATGGGTACGTTTACGTTGAAAGTGGACCTGGGAAAATTCTTCAAAACATCATAGATTGTAAAATATCTAATCCGATTATTTATTTTGATGAATTAGATAAAGTAAGCGATACAAATGGCAAAGACATCCATTCCTTTTTGTCCTACTTGACTGATCCCACTCAAAATAATACATTCACAGATCACTATTTTTATGGCATGAAGTTTGACCTTTCTAGGGTTTTTTATGTTTTTACCTTTAATGATATTACCAAAATAGATAAAGTTTTACTTGATCGGTTAAATGTCATTTATGTTGACACACCTGACGATGATGAAATTATTGATCTCCTTTATCATAACTGTATTCCTGAAATTGTTAAAAACATTGGAATACAACATAATATTGACTTTGATAAAAAATTCATTAAAACAATTATGTGCACGATGAAACCATCAATTGATCACTCTGTTTCGAGCGGTATCAGGGAATATTACAGAGCCATTGAAAAAATATTTTTAGAAATAAATAAAGATGTCTTGCTTCAAAACATCAATGCTCATAATAACACAATTTATATTAAAGATGATTTGTTTGAATCATACTTTAACAGAATAAAAAATAATAAACCTCAATCATCTGACACACATCTCATGATGTACATTTAGTCCTCAATCATCAATTCATTGTACACATTTTCTTGTACCTTTTCAATTTTGTTCTCATTAAACTTTAGTTGTACAATGTTCCAAATACTGCCCACCTTTCCATTATATACCCACAACTTTGCACACTCGATAATACATTTGAACACTTTGCCTTTTGAAATCACACTTTCAATGTTGTTGTCATTAATCTTGATTTTATCTTTGTTTGTGTCAAAAATAAACGACTGAAAATTTCCATTTCTATCCCTTGGTAACTGAAGTTTCATTAATTTGGGATATGATTTGTTCTCCCGCAAAAAAGGTGAATATTCTATCGTAGAGGCATTTTTGTCAAACATGTGCAAATTTTCTACAATTAAACTTTTCAATTTTTCATCCAATTGTTCAATAAAATCTCTGAAAATAGTTGGGGAATCAGTATTAGATTGATTCATTGAACAATCTAGATTGTATTCTGTGAAATTGGACCATTCCTTATTAACAGATTTGATTCCAAACGGAGAGTACAAACTTGTAGTACATATTTGAAGAGGCTCTTTGTTATACAGTAATTTGTAAGTTCTCCCAGACTTTGCAATTTGAAAGTTTTCCCAATCAACGCTTTGAATATCCAGCATGCTTGATGCTTCACTTGTATGTATTTACATTTTCATTTTTTTTAAATTGAATTAACACCCAAAAGTGTTTTCTTTGCACAAAGTCAAAAACAACAGATCTGTGGAGTTGTCTTTGTGTTTGCTGTACAAGGATTGCAATTCCATACTATTGGAAACAAGTTCGTTTTTAACAAAGACATAAAACCCATCATTCTGTGACATGTTTGTATTTTTTCGTATCATTGTCATTAAAAATGCTATATTCATTTTAGACCCAACTAAATATTTGATCTTGGTCAAATTTATGTTTTGTGCAAGAACTACAATGGGAACATGCAAGGGGTATTTGACTTTTAAAAGTGCAACCTCGTTTTTCATTAGAGCCTTTTCTTCCTTTGTTAAATTGCGTTTTGTGTAATCAATTTTTGATTTCATATACTTAATTTCCAGAAATAAATTATATTGCTTAATAAGTAGCAAATGAGTATTATTAATCTTAATTCAAACAGTTTTGTCGTCAAATCTGGAAATGTGTACTTGTCACAAGTACCGAAACAACCAGGTGTTTTGCTTATATGGGCAGATTATTGCTCTCATTGTCATAAATTTCTTCCCATCTTTAAAGATATCTGTAAAAGTCTAGGTAATCAATTCACATGTGCTGCCGTTGAAAATTCAGAATTAAAACAAATGCCCAAAGTCTCTCAAGCTCTTAATTTTGAATACTTTCCTACCATGAAATTTTTTGACAAGTCTGGCAAAATTATTAGTACCTTTCCTGGATCCGAAGAAAGAACAAAAGACAATGTCATGAAATACATTTGCAAAGTTTATCATCATTGCGCAAAATATCATTAGGTGGCCCTTTGCGGTAAATGTACAAAATCATTTTATTGACAATAATCAAGTTATGTTCCTCGTATCACAATTAATACTAAAGAAACTCAATACGTGCAAGTCTGAAAATATCCCAGTTTATTCAATAGTCGTTGGACTGGTTCTTTACTCTAGTATATACTTGTATCTTCTTTATAATGAAAGTGAATACATTGGATTTTTTAACAAGTTTGCCATTTACATCATTTCTACTGATTTGCTTTTATCAGCTTTTATCCATTTCAACCTTCAAAATTCAGAAAATATGAAACAACAACTTGCAAGTGACAACGAAAGTGACAACGAAAGTGACAACGAAAGTGACAACGAAAGTGACAACGAAAGTGACAACGAAAGTGACAACGAAAGTGACAACGACATTGAAATGGACGATTTGAGTGACAATGATGACTTTAATTTAGAAAATGCCATTGAAGTTGAGTTACAACAAAGTGAATTACAACAAAGTGAATTACAACAAAGTGAATTACAACAAAGTGAATTACAACAAAGTGAATTACAACAAAGTGAATTACAACAAA